TTATTTAATACGAAGAACATATTATTCTTCTCGATTACGAGATAATTATTTTCTTTCTTTTCCTTTTCAGTTAATTTATTATATGCCCGTTTAGTTATCGCCTCCATACCCGCTACATCATTTCTCATAGGAAGACGAGTATAGATAGAAAATAATACATAGTTCTGTAATAATGCATGTTCTTTTTTATTTAATTCTTTCTTCTTCTTTAATTTTAAATCCTTTAGTTCTTTCTCCATCTTCTGTATCATACCTTCTAATTCTTTCATGTCCGTAAAGTTCTCTTTCTGTTTTTCGCTAATGACACCGGAGGATTGTTCTTCTTGGTACTTATCATTTAATTCGTCTCTTATCTTACCATACTCCGCTAATATCTTTTCATATTTTTTATCATCTAATGCCATGAGTAAAACTATTATCGCATTATAATGATTCCTCTGTGAAGTATAATGTAAGTCCTTTATCTTATCTTTAACTTTATCCGGAGAACTTAAGAAATCAAAATTATCCGTTTCGAATATCTTTTTTAATTTCCTTAAATTGGTTTCATATTGTTTAATAGTATTCTCCTTTAAATTAGGTCTCGCCTTATGGATCATATCATGAATTTCTTTAGGATCAATCTTCATTTATAATAATATTAGATATTTTTATTTTAAGGAATTAATTTATTTATAAATCTTTTTTCTGCATATAGCACATTCTTCTAATTTACTGAGACATCCCGAACAATACTTATGACCGCACGCCGTGAACTTAATATCTTTAGTTTCTAAAGTTTCATAACATATAGGACACTCGATTGATTTATTTAAATCCTTATATAAATCATGTATTTCATTTATTAAGAACTGAGGAATAGATTCATCTTTTAATTTATCCTCGAGTTCTTTTACCCTCCTATTATATTCTAATAATAATTCATGATAATCATTATTAGATTGATAAAATAACGCCCATCCTACTTTAGATTTCTTCTTAAGAGATGCATTCTCTTTTTTTAATTGATTCATATTATATTTAATATAAATGCAGAAAATAAATAATATAGAATTACCGAAATAAAAGTGGACAGCTGAAAAATAAAATCATTAAGGAATAAATAAAAAAAGTGTCCACCCCTACGGGCGATACCTCTTAACTTTTTTCTTCTTCGCGAAAGTTATATTTCTACCATTATTTTTTCTCGGGTATCTTAAAATAAAACAATCAAAAATACAGATTAATCTATAATTACAACAACAACATCTACAAAACATTTATAAGAGATATATATATTTTAATTTAGGCGAAGTAGCATGTAAGTAATCCGTTCTCGATACGAGCGACCTTACGAAGTGCTAACCATACCTTAAGTTCGTGTGCATCAACTCCCACGATGCCGGTTTTATAAACGAGATCTATACCTTGATTATTTACTCTCTCTCCTCTCTTAAGTCTAAAACTATTCCATACGAGAGAACCTTGTAGTCCGGTTCTTGTATCTCTTGTTTCTATATTATTCGAGGTAATACTCGTAGGTTGTAAGATAGAAGAGTACTCGCTCGTCGTGACATACATCGGTGCTCCTTGTTCCGCTACTCTTGATTCATTTAACTGAACAGCTGGATTATCAAGGTCTCGGGTGAATTCATCGCGGTCATTATATCTAATATTAAGAGTAAGAGGTGCCCCTACTTGACCATTCGCGATGGCGACATAGTTATTAAGGATAACTATTTCATTCTGTGCTCCCGTCTGCGATGAATCGGTTAAACCGAGAATAACTTTATCAACTAAACGACCCGCTCCGCCGAGATTCTGCACGATGCTGGAAAATGTATTAACCGGTCCCGTGCGACGGGTAAGGCGGTAATCAACATAGGACATAGTAAGACCCGTTCTATTTACCCTCTGTCTATATTTCTCCATAGTCTCTCCATCGTAGTAAATAGTATCATAAACCATTTTAACTTGTGACTGCTCTAAACGGAAATTATGATCATTAGCACCACCGGAACCGATCCATGTTCTCTTATTAGCAGAATCGCTCGTATATAATTCTATCGTAATTTCATCCGTAAGCATGTAAAGAGGTAAATTATTTCCGTTAAAAATATCGAATAAATCGCCGAGGAAAATAGAGTACACCGGAGAAGGTTTCCTCGCTTCATTACTCATAGTAGAATAAAGAGGCATAGCGTAGTCGCCACTCGCCTCGTCGATATATACTCCAGTGTCTATTGCATACGTGGGGGCGTTAGTATTCGTGGCGGTAGTATTATCATATTCCGGTTGGCGAGAGAGCATACGCTGAGTTAGGAATCTTTCTCTTTCTTTATTATTCTCCGGAGTTAGAAATAAACTCCTATAACATTGTAAATAATTCCAGTCATCCGTCTCGCATATTGTTCTATTACCCGCTTTAAGGACAGCTCGTTGTATAACAGAATTAACGCCGATATTAAGAGGAAAGTAAGCGGACTTATTATTGTTCTGTCCTTCTATAGCGAAGGTAATTTTAGATTGATGACTTAAGAAACCCTTTTTAGGTAAAGTAAATCTAATGAAATCATCGTTAATAACTACTGGATCAAGAATATCGGTTTCTATCTTTTGAGCGTAGTTAGGAGGTAGGAGAGAAGGATTAACAAGTTCGGGTGTATCGTCCTCCGGTTCTTGAGATGGTGTCATGGAAGGTTCGTCGCTACTCATATTTATATAAATTAAAATATAAATATCTTAAGTAAAATAAAATTAATAAAAAATATAAGTATAAAAAAAATTATTCATCATCTCTATGTATTAAGAAATCGTCTATTTCTCCTTCTGTATAATATTCCGGATATTCTAATTTTTTTAAATCTTTTCTTTTTATATGCACGCATGTGGATAATTCGGGTTTTCCTCTATCGCATCTACCCGACTTCTTAATAGTAAATAATGTACTATCGTGTTCCCAGTAATAGATTCCATCATTACAATTCCATAAATATATAATCTTTAAATTAGGATCTTGCTGTAATAATTTCTGTCCTTTAATATATTTATTATAACCGAACATAAGAGTAGGATATTGGTTATGTTTTATTCTTCTCGTCTTAATCTCTAAATAATATTTATCATTATATTTATCGAACTCATAATATTTACCCATTTTAGGATTATCTTTACTTCTTAATAAAGTACCATAACATGCTTCTAAATATGAATGAATCTTTTCTTCTGCATCTTCTCCTAATTTTAAATCCATTTTATGCTGAACCGAACACATTTTATTTATACTATACTTTAGAAAAAAAAAATACCCGTTTAATTTTTCCGCGGATTTAATCGAATCTTAAAATAAAGGTTCCTTTTTTAATCTTTAATTTTTGTTCCTCTATCCATATTTTCTTTTCCTCAGCTGATTTCCTACCTCTTTTCTTTCCTTCGTACATTTATACTTTATAATATATTTTTATTCTTTAAAAAGAACGAGTTAATCGAAGGTTATTTTAAAAGGTCCTTGCTTAACGATTAAATTATACATTTGAGTTTTCTTAACTAATTTCTTCTGTTCTAATTCTCTTTCTATTCTTTTTGGAATCATTGCATTAACCCTATCTATCTTATCCGGATATTTATTATATAAATTACATGCTCTTCTTATAGTAGGTAAGAAACCATAAGGTGCTATAAATATCGCGTCCACATATATTGTATTCGTATCTTTATATAGACTATCTTTTAAACTATAATCATTCTTACAGAACTGAATTATTTTCTTCGCTCGTTTCATGACATCATTTTTTCTATCTAATGATATTTTCTCATCGCTATTAGGTTTCTTAAGGTATGATTCTAAATCAGCTCGATTATAAATATCATAATCATTATTATTAGGATACTTTATCTTATCATTCTTAACTACTTCCTTTATTTTTTTAATTAATTCATTCTTATTTAAATTTGGATTAAATGCATAACCGAGATGAGAAAATAATTCTCTTAAGTTTTTCTTACTATGAGTTTTATGAATAAACATTTTTTTTATTATATTATTCATTATATTTTATTTTATTGTAATTAATATAAATGCCACCGAAAATGGAAGTTAAAATGATGACCTTACCGGAACTTAAACGAATCATTAAGAAATATGACGACTTAATGGGGATAGTAGTAAAAGGTAAATCCGCGAAACAACTTCGAAGCGAGATCGAAGATGCCGGTTATACGATAGATGATGGAAAGAAAAGAATAATTAGATTAGGTAAAGTTAAGGATAAAAAGAAACGACCCGTTAAAGTGGAAGCGGGAGAACCGGTTAAACCTAAACCTAAAAGCGAAGCAGAAAAGAAAGAAGCGATGGATAAGAAGGTCGCGAACATGATAAAAATGTTAGAAAAAGCGGGTTATGAGGTTAAGAAAAGAAAACCTAAAAAATAATTTTCTTTACTTATATAAAAAATGATATCTTTATTAGATTATTTTATTTTAAGAATGTTTATATTTCTCTTACGATTTATAAATATTTTTTACGCGATTACTTCTATACCGGAAGGACTGAAGGCGAGGGTCTGTTTCGCCTTGACGAAGAGGAAAGCGGATACGGGGTTCGCGTCGTCCAGTTCAGTCTCCATCTGTAGAGTAAATGATTCAGTCTTAAAATTGACCCCGTCGCTATCAAGTAAATCATAAAGGACACCGACACCATAATGGGGTCCGCCCTCCGGAATAGTTGTATAACTCTGTGGAAGTCCGGTAAAATTACGATTAGTATTTACGGGACTAATAGAGCATCGGCGATGCAGATGTTCGGGGATAAGGGAACTTGTAAAATATTTATTAACTTGTGGATCGATATTTAGATTCTCCGTAGGGTCTCCATTATCTACATTAGTGGATACTACGAATTCATAAGGGAACCTCTCGCCCATCTTTAAGAAGGCGGTATTATCAACTTCCGCGAGTGTTCCGTCGGCGTCTCCTTTAATAGGAAAGTAAGTTAGAAATCCATTTTGTTTTCTATTGTTTAAGAAGGAACTTGGTACGAAATTAACGAAGGCGGATATAACCCGAGAGAGACCGAGATTAAAATTAATAATTGATTGAGTTGATTCCAGCGTAGTCATGTAAGAGGAAATAGAATTAAAATTAAACACCCCTTTAGTTTCTCCGGCGAACTTCTGCATCTCTTGTGGAGTATCCGGTTCATAAACTTCACAGAAAATCTTAACATCGCTCAGCTGATAGAATGTATCAAGTAAATTAGTGGACGACCCGTCGTCACTGCAGAAGAACTGACTATCGGGTGTTAAATGGATTTCGCATTCTAAACCCCCGAAGGCGTTAGGAAATAAATTAAGTTTCTCGCCCGCCATGGTCATTCCGGAAGGAAGTGGACAGCAGAACTTATGGGTAAGATCCGGCTGGATTACTTCTTTTTGGAACTGCTGAGAACTCGGGGTAATCAATGCAGACTGAGACATAAAAGAATATTGGTCTTGGAGAGACGACATAACCGGAAGGTATGATGCCATGAACCGAGCATAATGTCTAATATGTTCAGCGACTTGTTTGGATTTTGAGTTTCTCCATACCAGCTGATTAAAACAACCATAAACACCGAGTTTCTCGCTCGCGGTTAAATGTTCGAAGTTTGCACCACCGACCGAGGGGCGGGTAGTTCCGTCGGCATCTACGAATACATCGAAGTTTCCGGAGATACGAATACTCGCTGGATCTAAAATCGCGTTCTGTGTACCGATAGTAAATGAAATAACCGGAAGTCCACCTCTAAAAGAAATCTTACCATTTGCTGGAACATTGTTCGGCGATATTTGTAATGTCTTAACACCCATTTTATAATTATAATTTATAAAAAAAATATAAATAAAAAAAAAAAAAATATTCTTAATAAATGGATAAGAAAGAATTATATAAACCATTCGTATCTAAAGCGAAAAATAAAAAATATTCCGTATATGTTAAGGGTACTAATGGTCGCCCTAAATTGATTCATTTTGGCGATAAAAGATATCAGCAGTTTAAAGATAAAATAGGACATTATAAATCATTGGATCATGGCGATAAAAATAGGAGAAGATTATATTTTATTCGTCATGGAAAAGCGACTTCTAAAGATACTCCTAAATGGTGGTCTCATAAAATATTATGGGCTGGTTAGGGGTGGACACTTTTTAGATTAATTAATAGTAAAATAATCTTAAAAATAGTCCACCCTAATTTATGCCGTTTTTTGTTGAGCGACGAGACCTTCTTGAGCGAGTGTCACGGGTGCTACTATCTGTGCCTCTTGCATTTTAGGTTGTTCTTCTATCGCTTGTTTTTGTTTCTCGCTCTGTCTTATATCTCCTATATCTCCTATAATATCACTAACTCCGGATACTACGGCACCGGCGAGTTCGAGTTCGGGGGCGAGGAACGGAACCGCCATGGCACCTATTTCGAGACCTCCTCCTACTATATTTCCCACATTTTCTGTATTCTGTTCCCAGTTTCTTGCATCCCATCCTTTTTTACCTCCTTCTATATCTTCGGCGAGATCCATACCGGCGAGACCTATTACACCCGCTCGTATTCCATATTTAGCGACCTTCTCTCCTACTCCTTCCGCTCCATCTTTTAATAAATCTTTTCCTAATTGTTCATCTTCTCCTAATGAATCAATTCCCGTACCACCTTCTCTCGCTTCTCCTTCGAGTTCCGTTCCTTCGCTTTCGGGCATCGTAGGTTTTTGACTTGCTCCACTATATCTCGCCTTAAAGGACGGAGCACCTCGGTATGCATATACACGCTGACCGAGTTGAACCCCTCTTTCCCCGAGATTTTGTAAATCAGCTGATAGTTTTTGAGCGTCTGCACCTCGCTGAGCGAGTAATTGACCATGATAAGAGTTCATAAGGTTATTATTAAACGCCGTTATCTGTCCTTGTATATCTTGTGCTTCATGAGAGTAATTATTAGATAAATTAATCGCGTCCATTTATATTATCATGATTTAAAAAAAAATTCATTTTAAATAAAATAAAAAATTAAATATGTAATTGGTCACCATCCGCTAATTTTTGTTCGAAGTTCTTAAATGCTTGAGCGGGGTTCTCGCTTAATTTTAAATAAAGAAAATTATATTTCTCCGCCATAACATGATGATACATCTTTTTAAAATTATCATCCCCGAAATATTGTCCGTACTCCTCCGTTATCTTTTCTAATTCCTTTCCGGATTGTTGTTTCATTATAATGACATCGGTGGCGTTCCCTCTAATAAGTCCACTTACTGCACGAAAAGACTGAGTAGTAAAACATAATAGTCCTATACCGAAGTGCCTAAACTTCGTCGCTAAAAACGATGCATAATTGGATTTTTTAAAATCTTTAGTTAATATATCATCTAAATAAATGGCGATAGTAGGGCGAGTAGATTCATCATATTGTTTTTGATTTTCTATAATATGCTCTATTATCGCGTCATCGTAATGATCTTCGCAGTGGAAATATTTTTTTAATATTTTTCCTTTCGGGTCGGCGTTAAGAGTATTCGATATAAAATGCGTATCATCGAATCGGTCTTTATATAGTTCCGGTGAACATGTTAAATTAACGATAAGATTCGTCTTTCCTTGTTTTACTGAACCTATAATTAATAAGAGAGAAGGAGGAGAAGGTAAATGAGGGTGTAGATCTAAAAACTTTTCATTAGGTTCGGGGTCTTTAACCTTATATATTTTCGGAGGTCTTGCCGGTTGTTCCATTATTTGTTATATATAATAAAATATTATTTATTAATTTATAAAATCCTATAAAAAAATAATCCGAGTAATCGCGTTCCATTTATTATACTTAATATTTAAAATCCGGAATAAGAATTAAAATTATTATTTGGATTCATCGCTCTATATAATTTTCTTTTCATAGCATCATGTTCCTCTTTTTCTTTCTGTTCTTTCTTTTTAATCGCCTTTCGTTCTTTCCGTATAGTTTCGTATCTTACTATCGCTTCTAATTGTGCATCTTCTAAATCCTTTTTAGTTAATGTAGGAGTTTTAGAAACCGGTTCATGAATTTGTTTAGGAATAGTTCTCGGTGTTTCCGGTACTTCTTCTACTTCTTCTACTTCCTTCTTTAATTTGTTTAATTGTTTTTCTTTCTTTACTCTTTCTAATCTTTTTGTTTCCTTTACTATATCCTTTTCTTTTTTCTTAAGTTCTGCATTTTTACGGCGAGTTGCTAACGCCTTTTCCCTCGCTACTGCCAGTTTCTTTTTATGTTCCTCGCTCATAGGTTTCCTTTTCTTTTTAGGTTTCTTCGGCATGTCTTGGAATATTTCATCTTCTTTAATATTATTATCTTCTTTAGGATCTTCTTCTACTTCTTCCTCAGCTGGAGGTTCTACTTCTTTCTCTACATCTTCTACTTCATCTTCATAAACGAAGTTCGGGTTCTTTTCTTCAGTATCGCTATCGGCATCGGGGTCATAATCTAATTTAACTTGAGGTATAAAATCCATTTATACTTTCTTAAATATTTTAATTAAAATTAATTAATTTTTCTAAAAATTACTATAATTTCTAATAATTTCTAAAATTAAGGAAAAAGTTAAGTATATACCTTACAATTATTTTTTGCCGTAATAAAAGTTAAAAAAAATGATTTAAGTTTCTCTCTATATTCCGTCTAATTTCTAACGACTATATTTTGTAAGTTTCTTTCTATTTCTTTTTTTACATCCGTGTCTAATATTCTTAAACCTCTCTGTCTAAAATGCAGACACACTATAGTCTTTCCCATAAGACACTCGGCGAACTCTTCATTATCATAAACTATATCAACATCGAAATTATTTAAATATAGTTCATCCGGATTGTTTAACGCGACATAAACCCTTTCTTGAGGTTCGAAATATAAACCTCCGGTTTCATTCCCGCTATTATCGAAGCGAGGAAGGTGACATAATAATTTTGAGAATGCATTACCGAGACGAGCATTCGCCGTATTAAATGTAAAGTTATTTAGTCTTACGAATAATGATTTATTATTAATTAATTTAGGAATTACTACCGATTCTAACTTGGATAATTTATGAGTTAGATTCGCCCCGATAGGTTTAGCGACCGGAACTCCTCTCATACCGAATAAATTAGAACTCCCGAAATCAGCTGTATATTCTTTCCCGTACTCTTCGCTCGGTTCAGTTATTAAATTAACTTGGTAATCCTCTTGTCCATTACCAGCATTAAGTCCTTTAGGTGCATATATAACCGCGGAATTACTCGCCTTATAATTATTCCAGTCTCTCCTCTCTACTTTCCATCCCCATGTATTATATAGACCATCTCTTATTAAATGATTAACCCACGATACATTAGGATTTTTAGATTCCCATGCTGTAATATGGTCGTAAGTCCTTCTCTCTTCTATTTGCATTGTATCGCCATTCCTCTTAATATAACATTTTCCATACATCATGGTTTGCAGACATGAACGAGGTGTAAATGAATTATATCTATTAAAACCCGCTTTTCCGCTCTGTACATCGAAGTCCACCAGATCCTTCGCCGGTTTTCCGGATTGTCTTATTTGACATATAACTTTCTCGCCTTCTATTCTCCATAATACTTCTTCGTATCCGTCGGCGTTAGCATCTATATCATAAACAGCTGGAAAGTCCGCGTTATGAGTTCCGTAATAAATTACCTCTTTCATAATTAAATGATTCTTATTAGTACCGAGTTTTCGTGGGTTTCTATCGGTATTAATTACTTTTTGGAATACTCTTAAAAAGTTCCCTTGCCGACATACGACATAATCGTAGAACTGATGAGAGAAGTTCCACGCGACATTACTACCCGCCCCTTTGCTATTTTTATTATCATAATATGGAGGAGCGTTCGCTTTAAATTGACCATTTGGATGAAATGTAGGTTCGGTTCTACGACATATTCCTATGCACCATCTCGATAGAGTGTCTTGGTTTGCATCATCGAAATTAACCGCGAAGGAACAATCCGCTTCGCTCGTAGCTGAGTTAGTTAAAGGTCTATCTTCGAATGATACACAGCATCCATCAGTTGATAAAGGATCCGTACATTCTAACTCGCCTCCAGTATATTCGAAAAAAGCATTTTCGAACTGATTGACGGGGGCATCATCCGGAGGTATAATATCCACGTTCGTAATCTTTTGATCTAAAGAAAGTTCATATCCTTGGAACTCGTTATCCGGTCCTTTCTTAAGTACTACATCGCATGATGCATTTAATACTGGATTATCTTGGGTACTTGTTCCTTGTACACTCGCCATGTGAGACGGGTCGTTAATTGTTCTCCCGAGGGCGGATAGCATTTCATTTTTTAAATCATCGGGCGTTAATTCCGCGAACCGATTAGAATTAATTATAGATCCGGATACCGGATGATTAGTAGTTTCTTCTAATGTTAGGGCGGGGGTAAGATCTTGACCGAAATATAAACCGAACTTACTATTAGCACGATTAACCGAATATAAACCATTCTTATTAATCTTAACCGACTGAACCGCGACCTCGCAGTCCTCGGGTAATTTTATTGTATTTGAGAGACGATTAGTATAAGAGTAAGGTTTAAATATTTCGCTTGTATCGGGGTCGTCTTGTAAATTAATATTACTCGTGATTACTAAACTCATTTTATATTATTCTTAAATAAAAAAAAAAGAAAAGAATTATTTAAAAAAAAAAATATCGTTTTCTTATATAATGAGAGGTAAAGGTAAGGATAAAGTGTCAGTAATGCATAAGAAGAAAAGAGGTTTCGAACATGCAGTAGTTCCAGCTGATAAGAAAGAACCTATAAATAAACCGAGTAAAATATTCGAAGGATTTTCAGTTCATAAAAAAACAAGTCCTAAAAAGAAGGAAAAGATTCATAGAAAAAAAAAATAATTTTAGATTAAGAGTGGACTATTTTTAGGATATGTATATAATAAATTATTCTAAAAAGTGTCCACTATTATTTTTTATCAGTTTTTTTATATCTAATTATATTTTATTTTTATTATTATAATGCCGACATATAAGGAAAAGTTTAATAAGAAATATAAGTTTAAATTAAATACACCTCATGATCTAAAAGAAATATCTAAATTAACCGGATACGAATTAAAAGGTTTAAAAACGATATATAATAAAGGTATCGGTGCCTATAAAACGAACCCACAGAGCGTACGACCTAATGTTAAATCTAAAGAACAATGGGCGATGGCACGGGTTTATGCATCAATAGACCCATCATCGAAAGCGTATAAAATTGATAAAATACATTTAAAAAAAAAAAGAAAAAAAGATAAACTAAAATAATTTTATTTTAATTCATATAAAGATGCCTTATCATTATAAAGCGAAAGGAGAAGATTCTAAATCTAAACCGAAGAAAAAGAAGAAAGGAGAACTTACTACGAGACAGCTGAATATGTTAGAAAAACATAAAGAACATCATACCGCGAAACACATGGCGATGATGAGAAAATTAATGAAAGAAGGTAAAACCTTTACGGAGGCACATAAGGAAACTAAAAAGAAGGTAGGTAAATAATTTATTCGTCGTCGTCTTCCTCGTCGCTACTTAAGATGGCGAACTCTTCTAATTTATGCATTTCTTCTTTTTCGGGGTGAATATCCGGATATTTTCTATTACTTACTTTTCGCGAGTAATCTACTAATAAATCATGTTTATGTAAATATTTCTTATTTAATTGATAATAGGTTTCTTTACCATAATCTAATTTTCCGTTTTCTTTTCTTTTAACCGATCCGTCCTCGTTATATTGTTTTATATTTCTCCTTTTAGATTCGAATACTTCCTTACCGAAAGTTTCCTTATAACATGCAACGAGTACCTTATTTATATCTATATCTTTTTTATTAAAAGGATTATCTATTTTATCGGGGTGTATAACATCGTATAGATTAGAAAAATATTTTTTCTTCTCAGCTGTTAGTGGAGTATCTATATTAAACTCGGTAGGATTAAAACCTTTAGAATTAGTAGCGAGGGTAAGTTCCTTTAGATAATTTAAATGACTTCTTCTATTACTCGCCTTATTCATGTTCCAGTCGCCCATATTTTTTAACTCGTTTTCGAACTTATAACCCGCTTCATCGGGGTCTTTATTATATTCGAAGAAATAATCTTTTATATTTAGATGAGTTGATATTTTATAAGTATCTATAAATATTTCCTTATACTCGTCTATCTTCTCTTCCGGAACCCGTAATATTTCGTTCGCCTTTACTACATATTCTGCTTTAGGATTAAACCTCTCTAATTTAACCTTCTCGTTTTCTTTTTTTAGTTTAGTACCCGTAGTATCCTTATAATTTTTCTTATATTGTTTATTAAATATAAATCCTCTATCGGTAATAATTTTAATGAAGTGCCCGAACTTATTCGTATCGTGTGCATCTCTGCAATATTTAAAATTAATTAGAAGGTCTATATAATCATCGCTTTTCTTTTCTAAACACCATGAATTTTTTATAATAGTATCGTCTTTATTTATAAGGAACTCCTTACATTCCATGATAGAAGAGAAGTCGTAATCCTTAACCATTTTATCTTTAAAATGAAAATGTAATTTAGTTATATTCCGGCATCGTGCAATCTGCTGAACCATAGCTGTGGGTGAGATAGTATGTTCCTTATAGAAACAATATACGGGGCGTTTCATGGTAGAATCTATTCCGTAAATAACTTTAGGAGAATATATAATCCTATCGTGTAGATCGAAGTTAGGTAATTTATCGGTCTCGCTTGTAATTAATACCGCGTCCTCGTCTTTTAGTTCGTTATAAATAATTTCCGCTTCCGTCTTACTATCGCAACAGCAGAGAAACTTTTTCTCCTTTTTAATTTTATTTAGGAAATGATTCCGCGAAAATATTTCTTCCGCGTGTACTCCTTTATTATGAGAATAAGTATTTCTAATATATTCGTAAGGAATATCAAATATTTTTAGAAGTTGTAAGGAAGTATCGCTTATGTCTGCATCTGTCATTATAACTTGTTTAGCATGAACTAATAATTCTTTTAGAGAATAAAATACTTCTATCCTCTTGTTCTCTAATGTAGGACTTGTTATAAGATATTCTACGAGAGAATTAAACTCGTCTAAATATATTATATAATCGCTGTACCATCCGTAAAATAAACCTCGCGATAATTTAGCGATGCTGTCTATCTGCACTACTACCGATTCATTCTCGTCTAAAGGTCTGTCCTTATCAACATGTTTATAAAACCTACATTCTAAATCATTGTTATTAAATATATTATATTGTTCCTCGGCGAGAGAGATACGAGAAGTTAAGGAAATAAAACCGGTTCCCCAGTCCCCTCTATCCTTATGATGTTCTTTTACATAAGAATAAAAGGAAGTTGTTTTTCCCGTACCCGTATCGCTTTTAACTACGGCGTTTTTATATTTATAATTAGTTCCGTATTCATGAGTATTATATCTATCAAAGAAATCATAACCTAATTTTTCTAATTCTACTTCCTCGTCGGGTTTAGTTAGATTCGTATTTACTTCTTTCATCATAGTGTATTGTAAGATATTCTCGCTTCCGTTATATTCGCTTTTATTAAATAATGACCATAAACATTTTAAGGTCTTATGGTCGTGGATCCCGTCCCAGTTATTGTTATTCTTTTTCTCGTTGTAATTACCAGCTGAATATTTTTTAGAATATTCGTGCCATAATGCATGGGTATCGCATTCGTCAAAACTTTCTGTTTCGTATAATTGTTTCATAGCGGTAGTAAAAATTAACCATTTATCATAATCTTGGAAATAGGATTTAGGTAATCCGTCGAGTACTAATCGTAATTCCTTCTCGGTAAAGGTATAAGAATACTGGGTTAAATCTGCACCATAAATTATTTCTTCTTCTTCTTCCTCCGGAATATTTTTTACGGACTTAAACTTTTTAGATTTTTTTTCGGGGTGATTCGGTTTTTTAGTTTTACCTATAACCTCGTTAATAATCCATTCTTTAATATCCGGTGGACATGTAATGATATTCTCTTCATTATATAATTCGTATTTTTTCTCGTATGCATTACCTCCCAAAAAGGAGAAAGGAGCGACTACATAACCTCCGGTAGAACGGATATCAGTATGTAATGCACGATTAGTGGTATTTTTAGAAATTGATTTATCGTATTTAAAATATATATGAAATCCTCCGTTTCCGGTTTTAGTGGTATAAGTATTTAATTTCTTAAGAATATTAGATCCAAACTTAACGAAAAAAGGATGAGATTCCATAGTATGAGTATAACCTTCCTTAATTACTTTACCTTTACTTTTTAGTGGTTTAACTACCATATCAATATCAAGAACGAAAATATCGTTCCATTTACCGGTAATAATACCTTTATTAATATTACCTATATTTTCGCGGATAGTTCTGTAATCGTAATCCTCTTTAGAATTATCTTTATTCCATTGAGTAGAAGGTAATTTAGTTCTTCCTATGAGGTCGAACTGATAGAACTTATCCATGTATAACTTAACTTTAGAATTATTTTCATCGGGGTTGATTTTAGAAAATCCGGATTCAGCTGAAACTTTAGACATTTTTATTTATACTTATAATTAGAAAAAAAAATTAGGTCAAACGCATTTAATTTTTCCGCAGTTTTTTAGGGTGGACTATTTTTTAGATTTTCTTATATAATTTTTCTAAAAAGTGTCTATACTTAATATTTCTTAAATATTCCGTTTAATTTTTCCGCGGATTAAAATAAACAGAATGAATTTTTTTATTTCCTTTATTTCTATAAATCTTATCGTATGTCATGAAAGTATAATCCTTAAAAACATAATCTAATAATCCGTTATAAGAATGCACGAATAAACATATATTCGTCTTAAATAAATTAACTAATTTCTCATAGTATGAAAATGATTCATCAACCGATTTATAATAAGAATTATCCTCTAAAATATAAGGAGGATCTAAATAAATTAAGGTTCTATCTTTATCATATATACTTAAATCCAGCTGTTCGAAAGGAGAATAAATAAACTCTGCATTCTTCATTAATTCTAAAAACCCCTTTTCTATTTTAGGTTTTAAATATATTCTTGAGATATGATTCCCTCTTAAATTATGATATAACATGAACCTAATATATTCCGTACCTAAATTATTTTCCTTAATATAATCCTCCGTATCTTTTAAATGAACTTGAGCGTCGTTCCTTAATCGTCCCTTATTACCTCGCGTCCACGAAGCGTCCATCTTAAACCTATTAATTAAATCCAATGCAATATCATTATGAACCGATAAGAACTCGTCTATAGTTCCTTCTATTATCCTCGCCTTAATAAAATTATAAAAATCAATTAATTCTTTATTATTATCGTAAAATATATATTTCTTATCCTTTAGTTTTAATTTAGTAAATAAATATCTTGAGAAACCGAAAGAACCCGCGAAGGGTTCAATAATAGTATCGTAATTAGAATAATCTAATTTATCAAGGTATTTAGATTCTAACCATTTCGAACCTTGATAATTAAGAAAAAAAGTCATTTATTTATAACTTTAAATAGAAAAAAAATTAATGCAATTTAATTATTTCATGTTCTTAAAGTTCTTTTTTAGATTATCAAAAAAAGGTTTTAATTGATCTATAATTGATAAATCAAAATCATAAGGTAATTTAAATCTATCCTTAAGGAAGTACTCTTTATCAGCTGTATTTCCTCCCCATGCAACTTGTATAAGACAATTAGTAATGTCGGTTATAAATACCTTACTATTATCCCCGCTAAATAATTTACCTCCTTCTCCTAAAGAAACTCTTTCATATCGTGGTGAATTCATAAACCATTTTCTACTGAACATTATACTATTTTCGTGTATCTTCGTTTTATCGTCTCCGCAGTGGAATGCCCGTAAAGTATAATCTTTAAAAGGATATAATATCATAAGTTGATTACAACCCACGCATTCTGCATGATTCTTAATCATTTCATTATAAGAATAACTTATATATTGATCAAAATATATTTCATCATCATCCATATTTATTAATATATCATGAGTAGCACGCGAAACTAAATAATTTCGTTTCTGTCCTATAGTTCTCCTTCCTTTACTATCATACATATAATTAAGTTTAATAGGGTGAATCTTCTTTTTTATTTCTTCTACGAGTTCCGGTAGAATAAGAGGAATTGTTCCGTCGTCGTCTATTACTACTTCTAATAACTCATGAGGATAATTCTGCCTCATAATATTATTTATTACGAGAGGTAGAAAAAAAGGTCGGTTATAAGTAGGAATTAAGATACTAACTTTAGGATTTTTAATCATGTCCACTCTTTCTAATTTTCCAGCTGTCATATTTATATTATATATAAGAAAAAAATTATTTTAATTTAACTTAATCTTCCTTACGAATTAAAGAACCATCCCGAGGATATTTCTTCTACTTTCTCCTTTTCGTTTCTTTCTTTTAATAATTTAAGAATAGATAATATAGACTGCAAAAGAACCATCATACTAACTATTTCTCTCTTAACTTCTCTTACATCATTCTGTAGATCTAATATAGGTCTCTTTTTACTATCCATATTATATAAAGAATTATATATAAAAAATTATGCATCGTTTTTATTTTTTTTTAAGTCTCTTACCAACCACTAAACGGATTTCCTTACCTTTTATATTTCTCATCCTATAAGATTTAGAATCAAATAATTTAGGGTCTAACTGACGATATCTACGAAGAGATTCTGTTATGTCCACCTTCTTAACTTTAAAACCATTTTCCTTTAACCACTTCTCTGCTTTAGTTTTATTATATTTCTTTTTATCAAATAATACCGACTGCACTACCATGGGGTTTTTTTTAGTACTCATTATTAATATTATATATTTTTTTATTATTTTTTTATTAAAGAAAATTAATTTATTTTAAATTATATAAAATGTCCTACTGGAAGAATGAAGAACTTACCTCGATTAAGCAGACTCAATTATCTATCCCAGCGACCAATGGTTTAGATTATACATCCGGAAAGAAGATAGACCTACATATTCCACCTAATGTAAAACTATTTGACGGAAAAAATAGTTATCTTCAGTTCGATGTTCAGTTAAAATTACCAGCTGGTCTCCCTCCCACTCGTATGGTTCTTGATCCAATCATAGGAGGACAAGTTTTACTGAAAAATATTAGGATTTACGGCGGAAATACTTTACTCGAGGAAATTACCGAGTATAATTGTAAGGTATGCATGGAATACTGGTATGATGGCGATGCATCTTTAAGAAACTTAAGAGCGGTTAAGGAAGGTTGTTTAGTAAGAAACCCTAATAATAGATCGACCATCGCTTCATCGGAATCATGGATTTTAGATACTATCCACTGCCCATATTATCAACCTCGTACCGCTTCACCCGACAACGATGTATTCGATCAAGATGACTTTATAGACGCGAAGGTATGTCTCCCCTTATCTACCGGAATCTTCGCCCACTCGGTAAATGCATTCCCTAACATGCTTCTAACTGATGGTCTAAAATTAGAAATAGATTTAGAAGATGCCCGTAGATGTATCAAACAATTAGATAGTGTATCGCGTAATAGATTTAATTATCAAAATCCGGTCTTCGATAGTATCGCGGGTGGAGGTAATGCAGACTGGAACGCGGACGGAACAAATACTAAAACATTCCATTTAACTACGGAGAATAACCAAGTTTCCGTGCAGAACTGCCCGTTCGTCGTAGGAGAAAGAATTAATTTCTGTGACCCCGACGCTCCGGATACTACCGCTCACCTCCAACAGAATGTCGGTCCTAACGCTTATGTCTTACCTATTATAGAAAGTATTACTCTTAACACCGCTCTTAACCCCGCTCAGTTAAGAATAGAAGTCACGGAACAAGTTAGAAACCCCGCCGGTGTCGGTGCGGAGAACATCATAGGAGGAACATTCATCCTTTATTCCGCTTCAGCTGATACGGATACTGATAATCCTTCTAATCATGATGCGATTACAAGTTATGACGCGGATTACGAGGTAAAGAATGTTCAACTCGTTGTTCAGTCTCTCGAACTATCTTCTAAAGACGAGGCGAAAATGGTGGCGGACATGAGAGGCGACGGGGCGATGGAATTAGATATCGTATCCGCTACTAATTATAAACATTCTATGCTCGCGAGTAATCGTCAAGCGACTATTAACCTTCCTATCTCTAATACTCGGGCGAAATCTATGGTTATCGTTCCTACGGATATGAGCGTCTATAATTCAGCACAGCTGATTTCTTCGCGAGGTTGTTATGAATACACGAAGAGAGTAGGAGATAATGATGTCGTAGATTTCGATGGTAAAATGTGTTCTTTCCAGTCCGGTTATTCGGGTATTAACGATTATTTAAGCGATTATCAGTTTAATATTGATGATAAATTAGTTCCTTCTCGTCCGGTGGATACTACAAGGTCTATTTTAGGTCGCGGAGTATCTGCACAACATTTAATGGAGATAGAAAAAGGTTTAAATCAAGCGAGAATAGTACCTCGCTCATTTACGGGTTTTAATTATGATTTTATTATCGCTCGAGCATTCGCCCTATACGACGGAGTAGCGGATCTCAATAATAGAACGAATCAAATCCAGTTAAGATATAATGAAACTACCGATGCTGACGGCGACGAAAGAAAACCGGAGAAGGATAAAATGTTTAACTGCTTCGTTTATCATGTAAGGAGAATCGTAATTAGAGGAGAAAGTGTTTCGGTTAGACTATAAATTAAAAAATAAGGGTGGACTATTTTTTAGATTATTTTACTATTAATTATTCTAAAAAGTGTCCACCTCAAAAATATCGAAAAAATAAAATGCATAATATTTTTTTCTAATTATAAGTATAAAATATAAATGGATTTAACCGATGAATATATTAAGAAAATTATTACATCTTATGAAAATAAAAGGAATCGAGAAAAGAAATATTATCATGAAAAGAAAAAAGATGATGAATCATTTAAACTAAAGAATAGAGAAAGAGCGAAAGAACATTATAATAAAAATAAAGATAATAGAAAAGAAAAATATTTAAAAGATCAAGAAATAATGAAGATTAAATCATTAATTAGATATTATAAAAGTAAAGATAGATTAGAAGAGTTTAAAAGTAAATATCCGGAAAAAGTAGAAAAGATAGGTTCTAATCATGTCCTTTTAAATTAACCTTTTTATATTTTATTTTTTTTTAAATTATTATATTATAATAATAATGGAATATGTTGATACTCAATTAATAGAATGCAGTAGGATTAGTAGCGAGCAAGTAAAAGGAGATGATCTAAAAGAAGGAGATAATAAGGCATTATTTACGAATAAATTAAGTCAAGCAGTAGTACTGGAAGTAGGAGATAAAGTATCGGTAGAGAGGTCTTTTATAAATGGTCTCGGTTCCGGAAACGCGGAAACGATTCAGTTTAAAGGAAAACACATACCTCAGCATAATAATAAAGTTCTTACATACACGGATGTCACCCTTTTAGATAAGGAAGATGACCCCGAACACGCCCAAAATTATAGGTTAGGATATTTTAATACCTATTTTTATGATAATATTACGGAAGAAATAGAGGATTTAAGAGATAATGAAGTTAATTTTACTATAGGATATTTCATTAATAATAATAATCATAATCAATATATCCAACTTCCTCGCCGTTTCGCATGTAAGGTGGACGCTCAAGGAGTAGCACCAGCTGGGGCGATGCATGAAGTATATAGCAAGGAAGATGGTTATAGTATGGGGTTTCCGGCGAATACGATTCAACCCGATTGTTTCTGTAGGAGCGACTGGGTTATGAGAAGAGGAAATAATGAAGACCATGGCGGAGAGTATGATATTTATAAATGTCGGGTAGATAATAAGAGGTTCGCCTTATTCGTAAGAGATAAAGCATACTATACAAGCGATAACGCCGATGCTTTCGGTTATTTACCGGATACGGATGAGTTTAGAATGTTTCCTTTATGGAAAACATATATAAGATATTTAGAAAAGAAGAAAATATCTGTAAAGAAAGGATTTAATACCCCGAGTTCAGTAGCAAGTCAAATTACTCAACAATTAAACGCGACTAAACCCCCCGATAGATTCTTCATAGATATAGGTGGTCCACAAATTCAGCTGACAGAAACCATAGAAGGAGAATTATATAAACCTTTTAATTCATCAAGTTTCAGCGAGTTTAGTACTTCCGCTTATGACAAATATGTAGATATAACACAAAACGATAATAATGTATTATATTATTTTAACTCCTTTTTATTCATGGGAGTAAAGCGTCCGGAGATATTCGAGACCGGTAGATTAATTCCTCAAAGATTAGAAGACGGAATAACCTTACCCGAACCTCAAGGTTTTAAATTACTCGAGGACATACCCCTCGCTGATCATACGGACGCTACTATTAATCATGGTATAGATTATGAATATACTAAAGAAAACCTTTTATTAATTAGAGATATGTTCGACGCTCAAAAACTTTATCCGGAATTATGGGATAGAATAGAAGATACCCCCGCATATAATGTATTTACGGGAGAACCCCGCCCTACTAATACGAGATTCTTTCATATCAATAAATGGGGGGGAGATGGTGCATTCGCCGACCCTAACCCAGTTAAGACTACTCAAGAATATTTAGGCGACGATGGAATGGAGAAGATAGCTGGAGGTAATTTAACGAATAAGTTTCCTAAAAGTTCTATGCCATGGTTTATTCATTATGATGATACTTACCATGACGAATATTATGCTCCGGATTTAATACCTCCGGATGTCTTCGTATTCGGTTTCGCGAAATCGGTATTTAAAAATGGTAAATATTATTTAGCGGTTCGTATTCCTCAAGTAATAGATGTCGGCATACCTACTAAATATTTCACCGAGTTAGATGGAGGTAATAAGGTAATAAAGGCGGGGAGAAGATTAGGATACGACTGGAACGCCACCGCTTTCGGTTCATGTTTTATAATTCCTTATTCCGGTTATTCTCCGGAAAGTTATGAGGGTAATGTAGTATTACCTCATCCTAATGAAGGAACAAAAGTGGGAGGTGGACTTCCAACCTTTAGAAGAGATATAACGAAACATGACAAATCACAAGAATCTATAATGGATTTAATTACTCAAACATATATCGGGGCGAATAATCCTCTCCTCGATTATGATGAATCTACGAATAGATTCATCCTCGCTAATTTACATACAGCTGAAAATGTAGGAGATGTATATAATGCTGGAGACCCCGTAGGAAGAATAGCGACTAATCATATTCCAGTACCTATAGATCCGGATGCGAGTAAGATAGTTTATAAAATTAATCCTCGCGTCACCCCATGGGGATACTCTCCTACCTTTCTTCCTTATGCAGATACTACGGGAGTGGCATACACTTTTCCGGACGGCAATGGTGCCCCGTCACAAGGTGCATTCCTAACGAATACGAGAAATATTAAAAACGCGAATGAAAATATAGAGAGTTATGCTATATTCGATGCACACTGCGGGGTTTATATAAATGACGCGGGGATAAATGAATTAGAATGGAATGATAGTTTATGGGGAATATTAGGTTTCGATTATAACCAGTATAACTCTCCAGTAAATGAAAATAATACTTTATTAAAAAGAATAGATATTAATAACAAATTTAATTTAAGATACCCTACTACTAACGCTGAGGTAGATGTAAGCGATACTAAATCTTATATAGCGAATGAATATGGAGCGGTATTATATACGACACAAATACCGATGCCTCTAACCATGCAATCCTACTCGGGTGCTAATGCACTTGATTTTACAACTACATTATTTCCTTTTATTTCTCAACTAACACAGAGTATTTCCTTATCGGCGAAGAACTTATCGAAGCAGATGTTAAATCCTTTTTATACAATAAGAAGCGATATTATATCTAATACTAAATATCTCGGGGGACTTGATTCCGGTATTAAGATGCCGGTAATAGGTGTCGTAGATAGATACGGAGCGGAAGGAGATTATTATTTCGGTACACCCAGCGATGTATCATTTACTATAACTAAACAGACTTCTATAGGGGATATAACTACTTCTATTCATGACCCCGATGGGAGTTTAGCACTATTAGATAATAATTCGGGAATCATATATAAGATACAGAGGAACCGAGTTCTTCCATCAAATGTTATAGAAGAAATAGAAAAGAATGATAAAAAAAAATAATTAATTAATAAAAATTATTTTATTTAAGATATTATAAATGCCGAAGAAGAAAATTAAAGATCCTCCAGCTGAAGAAGTAGTAGAAGAAGTCGCGGAAGTTGTAGAAGATGCAGTACAGAAATTAGATGAGGTCGCTGAAGAAGTCGCGGAAGTTATAGAGGGCGAAAAAAAAGAGGAGTTCGTATGGAGGGATGATTTCTGTATAGATGAGAAGTGGGGAGAGGATGCTTTCGAAGATCTCCTCGTCTTCGCGAACGATAACTACCTCTGCTGGGATTTTATGTATCAACTCATGGCGAGGGGATGTTCTCCGGAAACTGCTAAACAGAAATGGAGAAAAGTAGAATCAACATTAAAAGAAAATGCACTCCTCGGGGATTTAGTATCGGGAGCATTATAGGGTGGACTATTTTTTAGATAATTCTTTATATATTTAATCTAAAAAGTGTCTATATCTAATATTTATCGTCTTTTAACCCTTAAAATACGGAATATATCTTAAATTATGTCTATTTTAGGTCTATTTTAGGTATTAATTTTAAAATTAATGTTATTTATGGAGTAAAAAGAGGTAAAATACCGGATATAAGGCGATAAAATGAACATAAAATAGGTAAAAAACCGGATTATAATAATTTTTATAAGGTTATACCTTACAATTAATTTTTTGCGTAATAAAACTAAATAATTTCTTATTAATTTTATTACCATAAAAGACTATAAAAAATATTAGAATATTTTAGGTTATTTTTTATTCTTCTATTCTATTCACAGCGACCTCATATATTTCTGCATCTTTCTCGATACCAATAAACTTTCTATTCATATTTTTACATGCGACACCAGTGGAACCCGAACCCATAGTAGGATCTAAAACTACATCACCTTCTTTAGAATAATATTTAAATATCCACTCCATAAGTCCTACTGGTTTCTCTGTACTATGTTTTCCTCGTGTTGATTTAATTTCTAACATAGTTGTTGGTAATGGTGGGTCGTATCTACTTTCTCCATTCTTTCTTTCTTTTATTTCATAACTAATTACATCGCCGTAAGTTGTATTTTCTCTCATAACTGGTTCACCGACATATTTCGCCTTCTCTTCTTTAACTATGGATACTGGTAATGGTGGGTCATATATTATTTTATTTTTTCTATCATCTCTTTTAACATTTCCATATAGTTCGCTATTATATTCTTGATCGTATTTTATATCTTCTTTAACTACTGATACTGGTAATGGTGGATCGTATTTTGTTTGTGTTTCCATACCACTCTTACTTCTATTTTTTATCATACCCTTATTATCTACATTATCTTTTCCACTTCTTTTAGTTGGAACTTCTTTAATAAACTTATGCTTATGCGAACTTAAATCATAAAAAGGTAATTTTTCATAAAATACATAAATCATTTCATGCTTTCTCATAGGCATCTTTTTAGCACTTAAGAAACCAGCTGGAGAAGATTTAACCCATACAATATCATAACGAAAAGGACATTTCTTCGGTGCAGATGTAATTAATTCTACACCGAACTTTGTCGTTGTTGTAAAAAATAGAGGTGTATTTAATTTCTTTACTCTCATTATTTCTTTCCAGAATCTTTCTAAATCAATCTTACAATCCCATTTACAACTGGTTTGTCCGTAAGGTAAATCGCAGAAAACTAAATCAATCGAATTATCATCAATTGATTTCATTTCTTCTAAACAATCTCCGTGTAATAAAATACTCATTTATATATACTATGTATAAAAAAATATTATGCATTTAATTTTTTATTCGTCTTTCTTGACATAATTATTTAATGCCACCCCCATCGAATGACCCATGACTTTATTATCTTGTTTTAATTCTTCTTTCATGTCTCCGTATTTAGAAGATAAATATATTTTACGAATCATCGTAGTGGATATTTTCTTTCCTAAATATTTCGAGGAGGTCTTTATCATCAGCTGAGTTAATGCATTTCTCGTGAGAGGTTTTCCGGTAGAACTTTTAAATAATACACCCATACCATTTACCTTAAGATAGTACCTTAATAATTTTTTTAGATCAGCTGGAATATCTATTTTTAATTCTTCATACTTCCTCGCCGTCTTATATTTATTTAATACAAAGAACATATTATTCTTCTCGATTACGAGATAATTATTTTCTTTCTTTTCCTTTTCAGTTAATTTATTATATGCCCGT